TAGAGTTTGTAAGGTAAGCACAGAAGTTTCTGTGTGAACCATTCAAGGTATAATAGTGAGAGTATAATATACTTCTCAATCATTGACTCCAATCCTGATAAGGTGGTTCATCTTCTCCCACATAATGTTTGAAGTGTTCCGTGTCAAAGTATGATGGTGGTAAAGGTTTAACATCATCATATGCTCCTGCTAATCTCTTCTTATACTCACGCTCATCCAACACTTCATTGATAAGTATCTTCATCTCCTTAGCATAGGTGTCAGTAAATAATCTACGTGGTTTAACGATAGCAGGTTTATGAACTGTCTCTTTATAATCAGGAGATGCCTTTAACTTAGCAAGGTCTTCTTCGTCCATAGGACCACCCATTCCTTGAGTGTCTATGTAACTGCCTGGTTTAAGTTTATCTGTCATAAGTTGCTTCGTCAAAGAAAAAAACTTGAGTTAATCTACCGTTCTCTAAGCAATCACCAAACCCAGGTTCTAAACTCCTATGGTATAAATCGCCACGGTATATTACTAACCTATTATACACGTTTCCAATCATTGTGACAAGGTTTTCATTATCATCAAAGATAACAGTACCAGCATCAACAGGAGCATCTGGAGTTAAATATAAAACTCCTGCCCATTGAGTATCATCCTTATGCACCCAAGTCTTATCACCATCTAGGCATAATTGAAACCGAAAACAATCCCTGTCCATCCTAAAATAGACAGGGAAGTTAAGTATATTTGATAGTTTATCACGAACCATCTCTTGATAGTCTTCCTCAGTAGCATCGCTTCGCTTACCAGGGAACTGTCCAGTCTCATAAAAATCAGTGGACATTAAACATTGTCTAACCTTATCGGGATAATCTAAAAAATTATCAACAATAATAGTGTCAATCTTCACTATCTAAATCACCACCATACTCTTCAAGAAGTTTACTAACCTTCTCTTCTGTACCCTCCATAAGTTTTACCTCATAAAGAGTAGACTTCATATACTTTTTAATCTTCTTATAATCTTTGAGAAGTTTTTGAACTTCATCATCATTGATTACTACCGTGGCTTTACTAGGTCCATTACCACCAAATCCTGCTGCCATTTTACTCCTTGCGTTTTCTTTTAGGTTTCTTTGGTTCCTCTCTAGCAGAATTCCATGTCTTTGGATTTGCCATGCCACCTGCTTGCTTAAAGGTTACAAAGTCTTTCTTATATTTGTCATAGTAATGATCAAATAAATCTACTTCTTTATTTGCTACTGCAAGATCATATACTTCTTTACCTTCACGTTTATATGTCACAAGGTATGCAGTGTAAGGTAATTTCTTATCCTCTGCTGCTTCTTTTTGACAGTTCTCATGTAAAAGGGTGATGCTCATGAGCGACCACCCCATGTGATGTCTGGGTATGCAGTCTGCACATTACTTAAAGTAAGTTTATACTTCTTCTGAAGTTGATGATCTTTAACTAGAACCATGATCTCTGCTTCTTTAGGGTGAAGACCCTCAAGCATCTGAATAAACATTGTCTCTCTACGAAGACCAGACAAACCTGGGTTACCACCCTGCAAATAATTATAAAAGTTCTGGAACTCCTTACGAATTGAGGTGTGCTTATTCCTCACTGCTTCATCAGGAATATAGTCAGAGTTCGCTGCCTTATTCATTGTTGATGATAAAGTATCATCGAACGGTGTCTGTTCATCTGGTTGAGAATAAGGAACTGGTCCCTCAGGTAGTACAGACTTACATGTATCATCAAAATTCCAAATAAGAATAGTGACTAGTGGATCACATCTATACTTTTGAAGAACCTCTGCCTTCAACTTAGTAGTCCTCTGCTTAGATGCTAACTCTAGAATCTCATGCATGAATGGATTCGGTTGCAACTCAGGAAGATCATCAATAGTTTTAGTCTTCCTCGTCGTTGTCTTCTGTGGTGTCATAATTTTCAAATCGAACTGCTACAATTTCATCAGGAACCAAATTACCATTCTCATCTAACATCTCAGGATGTGTCCACATATATTGTGGGGTGGTTTCATAAGAATGCTGTCTTGCCATCCATCCTATCATACCTCCTACCAACAGTGCAAGAAATGCTACGACAGTTGATAGCGTCAGGGTGACTATGGTCATTTCCATGATCCTTCTCCGAGATTAATTTGTTTTTTTGATGTCAATACTGAACTCAAAATGCAAACGTATCTCTCGTTTCCAGAGAGAGACAACCTTGCCGAACATTATGTGGAATGTTTTAGGTTTTCGTTGCTTCCCCCTCCTGTTACGGTGACGTAACATTAACTCGAACCCCTTGTTAATCTCAAGAGGTTCTTCCTTCTTAGTTTTATTTAGAGACTTTTTTTCTCCATCTTGGTCTGCTGTCATAGTAATTGCTTAGTCTCATAGAACCAAAGATGATCTAAGTCAGACTCACAGAGAGTAAGAATGGCTTGTTCAGGTGTTTCAACTAATGGTTCACCAGCAAGATTAAAACTTGTATTAAGTAATATGCCATGACCACTGAGTCGTTTAAATTCTAACAAGATATCATAAAGATGTCCAGTACTTACTGTCTGTACTCTACATGTCTTATCAACATGAGTTACGCCAGGAATTAGATCTGTCTTAACTGGGAAGCACACTGTCATGTATGGATTAGGTATGACATCATCAAAATATAGATGAGCATCCTCCTCTAATACTATGGCAGCAAATGGTCTATACCATTCTCGCTTCTTAATTCTATTTACAATGTCTCTAGCATCAGGATTAAGAGCATTGAATAAGATAGATCTATTACCTAGAGCACGTTGTCCTGACTCTGCATGACCATTAAAAACTGCTACTGACCTATTCATATACAATAAACGAGCAATGTCATTTGACTCGGCATATTCTCCATCAATTAGATCAATCTTATGTTTGATACCATGATGTGCTGTAGTAGTTATAGGTTTAACAGTCATATCCTGAGTGATCTTCCTATAAGCATACATGGCAGCACCTATAGAGTTACCACCATCATCACATAAAGGTTCAAAGTAGAACTCAACGTCTGGGAATCTCTTTATGAGTTGATAGTTGGTAAGAATATTCAATCCATATCCACCACCAATACAAACCTTCTTAACACCAGTTTTCTTAACATACTTACCAACTAATTCACAAACTTGTTCTTGGCAATGCCACTGTACTTCACAGCAATAGTCTGCAAACTTTTTATAGTTGTCTTTATTAATGTCAATATAATACCTGTCCCTCCTACGGAATAATACATCTAAAAAATCTGGACACTCTTGGAAGTAATTATTAACACGATCAAGTGTAAACTTAATCTCCCATATCCTATCACCATAAGAGGATAAACCCATTGCTTTACCACAGTCATCAATCGTCTGACCAATCGCTAAAGCAGCACTGTTATAAAGATTCCCAATGTTTGGATCATGTATTACATGTTCCTCCGACCAGTTCTTTTTATAAATTGGAGTAAACTTACATGGATACCTTGCAAAGTAAATACTCTCACCTTCATACTCATCTTCACCAACGACTCCACCACAAGCATCAACCACTAGAACCAATGCCTTATCAAATCCACTATTATAAAAAGCAAGTGAAGCATGATGCAAATGATGTACTGATTCCTTTGTCTCTATAAACTTAACTCTTGGATTAACCCTACGTATTAACTCTCTCTTATCATCCTCATCATAGTTAGTATTAAGAATAATATAATCAGGATCACTATCTAATATCATCTGATAGATATGTTCTATTCCTTCATCATGCTTCTTCCTACTATACCTCTCCTCTTTAAAATAATTTTTGACAACACCATCCTCTAGCACCACAGCAGATGCTCCATGTCCAGAGAATAACGCTACAACTTTCATACTAAATATGTTATACTTGATTTAAAACTCGTAATGACAGTAAAGGATTTATTATTTAATTGTCTTAAGTGGGGTAAGGATAACTATGGAGACTTTGTTGTTCAAGATAGAGAATTACCCGACTGGTTAGAACCAGAAGTAATTGACAATGGTTCTACTATTAAATCATATGTGTGGAGGACTAACTGGCTTAGAAGAATAAGATTAACTGAATTAAATCTACAGGATAAATTTATTGCAGAATCATTAGTCATATATCCAGACACTACACTTATTAACCCTGTCTTTGGAACTGAATTTGTAAATGCTGGTGGTAAAAGATTCTTTGGCACTATAGACTTCCACCCTCTAAGAAATGATTGGGCATATGCTGATAAGTATATCAATAAATGGTTAGGAAATCAACCAAACAGAACTAAAAATAAATCTAATATCTACGACCTAAATAAATTCTTCTCCAAAAAACTATGGATAAAGTCTGAGACATCAGACTTCTATGAAGAGTACCTAAAAAAATTAGAAGAATATCTTAAAGCATACTTAAAAATGATGGCAAAACCTCAACGTGAATACTCCGTTGAGGAACAGACTGCCTATGATAAACACCTAGCAGGTACAGATCCTGCTTATGGTATCCTAAAAAATTATTACGACAAAGAGTTTGCAGAAAAATATATTAATACATTCCTCTTTGATCTTGCTACGAGATAATACTATTCTCTTTTAAATATCTTGCAGTATCTTTGCACCCACCAAGTTTTTTACCGTCCATAACAACTTGAGGGAAGGTAGATCCTTCACCAAACTCTCCATAAAATGCATCTTTATCAAAATGTTGCCCTAATTTATAGGTAACATATCTTAGATTAGATATTTTTAATACCTCTTCTATCTTCTCACAATAAGGACAACCGTCTTTAGAATAAACAGCAAAGTTCATGGACATGTCTTAGGTTTAAAAATGTATTTAGATATACATTGTACCTTAGATGTGCATTAATAACCAACCTTGTGTGTTATCCCAGAATATTAATTCAAATCCAGCACCATCGGTAGTAACTGTCATGTCTGCAGCATCACCCATAATATTTTTTCCATTCCTACCAATAGTTACTGCTTGAGTACCACAATTCCTTACATAATCTATAATTCTAATCCTGTCTCCTTGTACTGGAGCAGCAGGTAAAGTAAGAGTAAATGCACCACTAGTAGCAGTATCTACCATAACTGTTGACCAAGAAGTAATAGTAGTGTTACCTGTTACAGTCCAGTAATTAGTATCTACACCATGTACAGGTACATTTCTATTAAGAGACTTGTTAAAGACTTGTAGTTCATCTGTAGTAGCATCATATGCTAATTGATTTACAGTTGTTGTACCAATCCCTACCTCACCTTTAATTATTAGGTCTCCATCAGCAGCAAGGTCACCGTATGCCATGACTGCTGTGTTAGCAGCACCAATGATTGCTTGAGTTGTAGTAGCAGCAAAACCAACACCAATAGTTGCAATACCAGTAGTACCATTACTTAAATCAATCTGATTACCTCTAAGTGTATCAGCATAGTATACATACCTCCACTTCTTAGAGTCTTGACCTAAGTCAAAGGAGTTAGCAACACCTGGAGTAATGTTTGAGTTAACATTAGCATCAAGAACAACTGCGTTCTCTGTACCAACACCAGTGTTAATAGTACCACCTTCAAAGGTTACAGTACCAGAGAATGTAGATACACCAACAGTCCGTACATTACCTCCTACTAAGAGATCATCTGTAACCTCTACCTTAGATAACTGTGTCTCACCTATAACATTAAGTGCCTTAGATCCTGGATCGGTAATACCAATCCCCATATTCTCTACAATGTAAGCATTGTTTGCTGATATTGTAGATCCAATACCTACAGAACCAAAGAAGTGTGTGTACTCTACAAACTTACCAGTAAGAACAAAGTTAACTGGTCCATAACTCCTCGTAAGTCCTTGGGTTGCTGCAGATACAAACTTATGATCTGTTACATTAGTAGAAGGTATTGCTCCTAATCCATTAATCTTTAGAATCTGAACCGCAAAAGAGTCTGTATGAATATCAAAAATCTTTAACCATCTATTACTAGCAGGGTCACCTGGTCTAGGATAAGAGTGATTGCTTATATGTAAATCTTGATTACAAGTAAATGTAAGTGATCCATCAGCAAACTTAACATGATCCTTCTCAGTAAATCCGTGCTGATAAACAGTTACAGTCATGATACCTACAGTAGGATCATAAACTGCATTACTAACTGTATGTGAGGTTACATTAGCATCAGCATTAGACCTAATATACATTAAGTCATCAGGTTTACCCGTAATATCAGATCTAACGTGAGTTTGATTCCTCTCTACTTCATAGTTGTACTCAAGATAATCAGTAGAAGTAGTACCAAGACCAACCCTTACCCTTGAATCATAGGTTGCTTTGTTACATACAAATAGATTACCTTTAAAGTTTTTACCTGCAGGGAATGTATGTAAGAGGTCACTCATATTAGGATCTCTTGAGTAACCTTGTGCTATGATTCCTGCATCTTGTTTGTCAGGACTTGTCTCACCAACAAAAGTAAATGCTGAATTAGTATCAGTAGAACGAACTATTACACTCTGTCCATCAGCAATATAGACACTCTCTGATTCAAAGTATGCACCTGATGGTATCTCTTCTTCAAAAACAACATATCCATTCGTATTAAATACATCTACTCCACCCGTGGAAAGTCCAACTCTTACCCAGATACTAGCAGAAGTTTGATTGGTACAAGAGACCCTACCCTCTACTAATTGACCAGCAGGTGCAGTATATAATAGTTGATTTAATTTAGCCGTCGTTGGCCTTACATTTGCTAATGATCCAAAAGACATTGGCTATATCCTATCGTATAATTTGCAGTAAAACTATTTATGTGATAGAATATTGGCAAAATGCCTAAATAGAATTTAAAAAATGATTATAGTTACTGGAACTAATGGATTCATAGGTAGGCACTTCCTTACTACATTACAAGATAAAGATGAAGATGTTCTAGAAGTTGATCAGCAAGGAGCATGGTATTTTAAAAGTAACTTTAATAAATGGGATGAGGTAGATTTAATAATACATCAAGGAGCGATAACAAGTACAACACATACAAACCTTAAAGAATTATTCCATTGGAACATAGAATATAGTACGTGGTTGTTTGAAGAAGCAATCAAACATAAGATCCCTGTCCTCTATGCCTCATCAGCATCAGTATATGGGACTCAAAAAGATATTATTAATCCATTAAACTACTATGCACTATCCAAAGTCACTATAGACTATTGGATTCAAGATCATATAGATGAGTTTGAAGTAATACAAGCGTTCAGATACTATAATGTCTATGGAACTGGTGAAGATCATAAAGGAGATCAAGCAAGTCCAGTATCTAAATTCGCAAAACAAATAAAAGAAACTGGTAAACTAAAACTCTTTGAAGGTTCTGATAAATTCCTAAGAGACTTTGTATGTGTAGATGATGTAGTAAATCTTGTTCTTAATAATAATAAAGAAGGATCTGGATTCTATGATCTAGGTACAAGTAACCCAGTAAGTTTTGCACAAGTTGCTCAGTGGGTAGTTGATAAGTATGGTGGAGAGATAGAAGAAGTTCCATTCCCTGAACATTTAAAAGGAAAGTATCAAGAATATACCTGTGCTAAAAAAGAATGGGGTGACTATAAATTTAAGACGGTCTGTGAATATCTCCAGGAATTACCTGCAAATTAAAACTTAATGTACGTCTCTCTGAGACAGTCTTAGTTTTATTAACCCAATGTAGCAATGAGTTAGGGAACATAAATGTTTTCCCTACTTCTTGTGATGGTCTGTGGTGTTCATTATTCCAAATGAATTCTAAACTATGAAGATCATACCAATCAGATTCTTCAGGTATCATTAGTAAAGTAATACCAGACACATTACCCTTATGATCATGGGGTGGAGTATAATGTCCTTTAAAATATCTATTTGCCCATACATCAACATATAATTCACTAAAACTTGCAGGTTCATACTGTACATTAGCACTCTCAAGATTCCAACTCCTCAAGTATTCTGGTATAACCTCACCAATAAATGAGGTAAACCCTGAATCATTAACTTGCTCCTCAGTAAAATATACAACCTCAAAATCCCTATCCAATAAGTTAGGGATTGATTCTTGATGTGTACTATCAACAATAGAATTTAATTCCTTCAGTACTTTATCAGGACAAGTACACTCAAGTATAGTTGGACCAAATGGTTGTGTTAAATTTATATTATACATTAACCAAGATTCAAAAATGATGTAATGATATACTTATCCTCTGATAGAGGAATAGTACCTTCATGTCTGAAGAGGTAGTTGCATGGGAAGATTACTAACTTACCTGCTTCTGGTTTAATCTTAAGTTTATAATCCATAAAGTCAGTCTCACCACCCTCTTCTACTGTATTTAAATACAAAATGATACCAAATGTTCTAATTACATTTGGACCTGCTGACTGATCAACATGTTCTAAAAATTTTCCTTGACCTTTATAATATACTCTAACAGAATAATCACTAAAGGACATTGGTTGTCCTTGTGGTGTAGGAAGTGTCTTTGAATATTCTTTCCACCCATCAGTCATAACCTCTGTCATGAAGTCTGATATAGGATCATCAGGACTTGGGTATGCTTGTATAGTATTCTTCCTCTCTAAATTTGTATGAAGACTTGCATTAGTAATTGAATCATCTCCACCATATACCTGTCCCTGTTGATGTAAATCATCATTATTCCAAAACCATTCTATACAACTAGCACATTGAGGTCTAGTTATTGATTCTGGTTTTATCCAGATTAAATCTTTAAAGGTAAGATGATCAGCAACTTCTTTAGTCATCAATCCCCACAAAAAATTCTATGTGAATCTTCATCAAAATGTTGAGTAGAAAATTCAAATAATTCAGAATCTTCTAAAGCATACATCTGATGACGCATCTTCCTTGGAACATGAAACTTATCTCCAGGTTCAAGTATCTTAGTATATGATTCTCTTAAATCATCAGTCTGTCCATAGAATAAATGTAGTCTACCTGACTGAAGATAGAAGGTCTCATCTTTTAATAGATGATAATGCCATGAACATCTTTTACCCTTCTCAAAGAATAATATCTTTCCACAATACTCTGGACTATTTACAATCCATTTCTCATATCCCCACCCCTTCTCTACATATTTAATCTTTGAAGAAGGCATGGTCACTAACTCCTTTGTCATCTATAAAATGATCTGCATGTGGTTTACCCATAATCAACTCATGATACTTACATCCCCAAATACTTAACTGCATCTTAGTGAGTGGTTGTAATAATTCTTCCGCAACTTTTGCTGCTTCCTCATGAGATTTATGTTTGTTCCTACCCATCGCACGAGCGGTCATGTATATAATATAATGACCTTCATCATATAATCTATTTACCGCCTCTATCCTATCCTTCTTAGGAGTAGCACCTTCATACTGGCATGTCCCACACCCCTCACCAGGAGTGCAGATAGTACCATCTATATCAAAGCAATACCTTGCCACGTTAAGATCTCCCTAAGTATAGTGTCTTCAATGGATGTCTGGATGTGGATTTAGTTGCAGAATAATAATTAATCTTTGCAAGTCCAACAGATACTCCAGCATCAGTAGATATAGGTTCAACATATAGTTTAACATCTTCTGGAAGATGTTTCAAGTACTCATAGTTTGCTACACAATTCAAAGCACACCCACCAGTTAATACTAAATTCTTTTCACCAGTAATTTCTAGTGTCTTTAGTATCAAAGTAATCATATAGTTTTCAAAATCTTTTTGTACTCTGTACGCAAGATTAGCAAACCTTTGTTTTATATCCTTACTATCTATATCACTAAACCGAGTAACACCATTCGGATATCTCACATAATCATAAGGTATAAAAGTTAATCCAAACCTACTACGAAAAAATATATCTGTATTAAGAGTACCATCAAAAAAGGATTCTATACTAGAATCTTCCTCACCATATGCAGATAAACCCATCAACTTACCAGAACCAAAGTCTCCAAATCCAAAGTAATTAGCAAGTGATTGATAGATCATACCAATTCCAAAGCACAAATGTGGAACAGTGTGAACATCAAGGTATGTTGGTGTAACATTAACAGAATGTTTTTTAAATTGTTGTGGATATGAAAGAGTATATATTGTCTCTACCTCATGCATAGTTGGTGAATCATCAAGAGGATTACCCATACCATCTACAACAAGTACAGCAGCTCTTGGAAATCCAGAGTTATAAAAACCACATGCAGCATGGAAGTCATGGTGCTGCAAATAATATTCATACTCAATGTCCTCATGTGGACCTACAGCAATAGTACTAGAGTACTTCTTTTGACAAAGACTAGTAAAAAGTTTAGAGTATTCTGTCAATTCATCCTTCTTATGTGGTTCATATAAACCTGATATCTGTATCATATTATGTAAGTCTTTAGCAAGATCAGATTCCATAATAGATGTGAATGGAAACTTATCATGTTTAACTTTACTAAATCTTTCTTCTTCTATAAACCAATCAATCTGCCCATCAGTTACCTGACAAATTGAAGCATCATGTGTTAAGTTAGCACCAATATATGATTTGCTTTTTCTCATAATGATTTAATATCATTTGCTGTTAATGTATAACATCCATAGTTTTGTACAGCAATAGCAGATGCTTTGTTAGCAATCTTAATTGATGCTTCCATATCATTCTCTTTAAGAAACTCAGCAGCTAAAGCAGCAAGGAATGTATCTCCTGCACCAACAACATCAAATACATTTACATTCTCACTAGGATATAATTTATCCATATAATATGCACCCTGACCTCCAGCAGTCACAATTAAATTCTGTGGAGAAGGTTGCATTCTTAAAGTAGATGCTTCCCTTTGATTAATCTTAAAAATAACATTCTGTGCTGAGAATAGATCCTTCTTCTTAGTATCAATAAAGACTGGACCATTAAAATTCTCACAAAAAGTTATAAGATCTTCTATACTAACAAACCCCTTATCATAATCAGATATGACAATAGCATCGTATTGTGATACAAGAAATGCCATCTTAACTTCAGCAGGTTTTATTGGATCTACATGATCATCCTCATCAATCCTAACCAACTGTTGTTTACTAGAACTATGGACTACTCTCTTCTTCTTTATTAATTTCTTATTAGTAATGTGAGTTACATGAACTCCAAATGCCTGTAGATTCTTCTTAACATTCTCAGACATACCAAGAGCAGTAACAGTCTCCTCATGTACTAACACAGGGACTGGTGCTTCTGGACTTATTCTATCTACGCTACCAAAGATATATGTATCTTCACAGGTCTCGCCTATCAATAATACTTTGTACTGTTTCTGTTGTTGCATAATCACCAACTCTATCAAAGAAGACTAACTTAGCAGCATAGTATGAACCTATGACTGATTTACCTTTCCAATCCGATCCAACCACCATAACATGAGGTTGTATGAATTGAACCATCGCCTCTAACTGTGCATCATTATCAAAGACTGCTACTCTATGTACCGCCTTTAGATTTTCAAGAAAGAATTTTCTATCCTCTACATTATATATGGGACGAGAATCACCCTTCATCTCAGCAACCCTTCGGTCACTATCAATACCAACATACACTCTATCACCTAACGACTTAGCATAATTAAGCAACTCAAGATGACCACGATGAAGTAAGTCAAATGTTCCATTGACAAATACTTTAGTTGATGGATTGTAGAATTGTCTACCAATGGTCATGAAAATACTCTGAGTGTGTCCTGCTGTGATAACATAAAACTAAAGACCCATAAAACACGATGCCTATCTCCAACAACTTCATCCACTTTATGTTCTGCTTGAGAGACAATATACGATAGTAAATCAGTCTCTTCAACATCCCAAGGTTCGTTCTCAATATAAGTAACACCACCAGAGTCTGGCTTCTGTGTTATAAAATTAAAATGAACTGTATTGGTTCCTTCAAACCAAGGTGGATCAATGTGAGGATGAATCGTACCTCCTTTAAAACTTATCTCTGTAATTATACCATCTTTTCCTACAGGAGAAAGCCCAAAGTGTCTAAACTCAAATGTATTTACAATACGATTCTGTATCTCATAGCAAAGCTTTGGATACTCAAAATCAGGAGATGATGCTACCACAAATTGTTTATGATCCATATTAGAAGGATCAATAATAGGATTATTATAATTGACTAAAGGGTTAGCAAACCTAGTAGTTAATTTTGTTTTTAATAAACCTTTAGAATCCATCCTAGGATCTAAAAACCAATCCCTATGATAATTACTCTCAGTCCATTGAGATAATTCTCTTGCTTCCTCTGGTTCAAGAAAATCTTTAAACGCTTTTACTTTATCCATTGTAAGGTATATTTAGACTCTCACCCTTACGTATTTTAACAAGACATTGATCTATAAATTTAGCATGAAGAATAGAATTAACATGCTTCTGTTGTTCATTCCAAGCAAAGTCTCTTATTAATGCATCAGCATCCCAAGGTGGAACTTTTTTAGTTTGTTTAGAAACAATCTGATCCTTATCTAACATCTGACATAAGAACATTGACCAATTATCTCCAGCAAACATATAGTTTCCATTGGAAGGTAATCTAACTGGATTATTTAATACTTCATTCTCATAATGTAATAGCTTATCGGATGGTTTAAAGGTGTCCTGAACATACTTCCAGAACTTACCAGTCTTCCTTTTATTATATGCATAGTGCATATTAACAAAGTCAATACAACTCTCATAGAATGAAGTCATCTGATGATTGTATCCTTTTATGATTAATTCATCATAAAAACTACCACGACATGACTCAACAAACTCCATTGCACCAGAAGATATTAATGCAATACCAGTACTCTCTATTGGTTCAATAAATCCAGCAGATAATCCAATCGTTACAACATTATCAGTCCAAAAATTCTTATGATAATATGGAGTCCAATCTAATACTCTTAACTCATCTGAAGTTACTCTACCATCCCAGTACTTACAAAAAGATTCTTTTACCTCATCAACATCACTAACAGATTTATTAAAAACTAATCCTGATCCTACCCTTTCTTGAGTTGGTGTCTTCCATATCCAACCATGTTCTACAGCAGCACATGTTGTATAGGGGTTCTGTTCTATTGCTTTATTCCTATAATCAAAACGACCAGCAATTGCTGTATCACAGAACAATCTATCTTGACAATCTACACTGTCAGGTTCTGGTGCTATCAGTCTCTTAAATCCAGTACAATCAATGAATATATCTGAAGGTATATCCTCACCAGTATCTATAGTAATATGATTGATACCACCACGATCATTCCTATCAACAGATACTACTTCATGTTCAACTAACTGTATCTTTTTTAATAATTGATTTCTAATCCAATTAACTAACTTACCACAATCAATATGATATGCATAGGTTCCTATATTCTCTGGGTCAACCTTATTCTCTGTAACACCAGGATGATATAAAGCACAAGCATGTGTAAAGAAATCCTTCTCCTTGAACATAGTCCATAGGGTTAACAGATCAGTATCTAAGTTCTTAAACATTGGGAACGCAAAAGGATGCCATAAATTAACACCTTCTTCCTGCCAATCTTTAAATAAGATTCCACATTTAAATGTAGCATCTATCTCAGGTATCCACTGTTCAGGTTTAAACCCACAGTCATACATGAACTGTTTAAAATTTAAAATAGTTGCTTCACCTACTCCAATAGGATCAGAAACTTTTTTATCTACCAACAATATCTCAGTTGCAGAATGCATATTCTCAACCAAGTAAGCAGCAGTTAACCATCCAGCAGAACCACCACCAACAATAACAACTCTGTTAACAGGACGCATTAGATTTTCTTAATTTCAGTTTGATCTTCTGACTCTTGTTCGTTCTCTACATGAATTAGAGTAGAGTATTCAGGAAGATACAAATACTCAATATCACTATTAGCAAGAGTCCGTAACGCATCATCGAGTGTTTCAACCAAAGGTTCTCCACCCAGATTAAAGGAAGTATTAAAGATGATAGGGCAACCAGTCTGTTCAAAGAATTCGGTGATGAGTTTGTAGTAGTTCTCATTTTGTTCCTCAGTTACTGTTTGTATTCTACA